AATGTGGGGGTTAGTCTAGGGGATAAACTAAGTAATTTATCTTTAATGAGCTCTGCAAAGGCAGGAGAGTTAGACAACTCAATATACTCCCAACAAATTGATAATAATCCTCGTGTTAATAGATTTTCGTATAAACCTAGAAGTCCTAATATAATTAATCAAGATTCTACTGATATTTTTGCACCCCAAATTAATGAAACAACACCATTAAATAATTTTAAATTATCTGAGATTGTAGAAGGGGAAATAAAAAAAGATACAACCCCAAGTCAGTTAAAGGAAATACAATTTCAAATTACAAATACTGCTAACAGCATAGCAAAGGATAACTTATCTCCTAATGCCTATAATATTGTAGCCACATCAACTGCAATTGCAAATATTGCCTTAGTAAAAAAAGAATTCAAACTAAACTTAAACGAAACATCTAACATAGTAGCAAATTGGAAAGATGATGTATCCTTAATGTATAATTTAAAACTAGGAGTAAACTAATGTCATCACCAGTAACAGACCAACTAATAACACAACTTCAAACAGAAAGTGTTGGAATACCTCCTACTATGGCAATGGAAGGAAATGTTTCAAGAGGATTAGTTGCAAATGATTTATCAGTAGCTTTGGGAGACAGAACTTTTAGTCAGCTTTTACAAGAGTATGGAAATATATCGGGGAATCCTAGTAAAGAATCCACACCAATGATAACAGGATTAATGAAAGAAAGTGTTAAAGTTCCAGAGACTCCATTAGAACAAGAACAAAAAGTTAAAGAACCTGTAGTAGCTACAGGAGGGCCTGCTCAAACTGTTGAAGAAATAGAAACGGCTGTTGAGGATATGACTCCAGAAAATATAGATGTTCCAACACCTATGAGTGATGCAATGGCTAGTAACACAATGGCTCCTTTGGGGACATTAACAGACCAGAATACAGGATTGATGTCAAATACTGCGTAAGAGATTGCGTAACTGGTCATCAAAATGAAAAGAATCTGCTTTGCAATGAGTAACAATTGCAGATATTAAATGGGCATAGTAATCGTCACCAAGCTCTTTTAAAACTTTTTTATTTGGCAACGACTCATGCGTTGTAACTAACTCCCCATTATTATTTATTGACACTACGGTACTGAAGATAATTGCTTCCTTACTTTTTGGTGTCATTTTTTTTGCCCTCTTCACTAATAAAACTAGGATTAATTTTATCGTCAAGTTTAGGAAGTTTACTTAGTACAGCAATACCTTGAGCAACTTCTCCATAAGGTCTTGTAAACATATACTTTAATATGCTTTGTAATTCGTCTTGGGTAATTATATAATTCATTTTATCTCTCCATTTTTTTTTTGTTTATTTTTTTAATATAATCTGCAGTTTCTCTACTTCTTCTCTCTCCTTCTGATTCTTTTCCTCCTTCTTTAAATTTAATTTCTCCTGCTATGGCACTATATGCAGCCATATCAATATAGGTATCTCTACTAACTGCACCTAGTTTAGTGCGAGCTATTTTTAATAGAGCCATTAGTATTGCTACATCATGGGCTTCTATTTTTACATTTAGATACGCTGACCATAGCCTAGATATGTTAGCATGGTTATCAACTTTATCCCCATAATCTTTTTGTCTGTCTACACCGGATAAACTTATTGCTTGTTCTAAACATTCTTTTGTAATCATTTTTTTCTCTTTCCTTTGTTCCATCGTTTATGCCAAGCCCAATTACTGAGCTTACCCCCGTAACGTTCACATAGATAATAAAAATAATCTATCATTTTTTATTCTTCTTAAATTTACGACCTACTACAAATACAATAGAATTAATTATTGTGTTGATTGTCACCATACCTAAAATCCACCACTGCCAAAATTCTACACTCATGTATATTTAGGAGTCACATTAAAAGATATACTTCTTCTAATTCCCTTACCACGAAAAGGATACACTTGATGTTGTAACCAACTAGGGAAAAACATTACTTTACCAACAGCAGGTTTAAAAGGAAACTTAGGATTAAGTAAAGGATGAGGGTCTGCAAATAACCATTCTATCCAACCTGCATGGTCTTTCTCTTTATCGTTCTCTACAGATTCTGGAATCATTGTCCATCCTGCCGCAGATACTAGACCAGAGTGCATATGAGGAGGATTAAAATCTCCTGCAATAGAATTAACAATCCAACTATTATGTAAATCTACTCCAGTAATATCCCCTTTAACATTTTTAATTTCTTCATTTGATATTGCTTGCCCCATGTAAGTTTTCATATACATATTTAAACAGCTTGCCATCCAATTAAAAAAACTAGGATACTCTCCTATTTTTTCTTGCCACACATGAGGTTCAATTTTATGTTCTTGTTTAACATTACCTACAAGACCATCTGACCAATCTAATTGTTTAGATTTTTTTTCACTGGAAGATATTTTATCACCATATGTATTTAGCATATCAACATAAGGCTTAGGCATTTTAAATTCCATAAGCATTGGCCCGAAAGGAGCGTGCATATTTGCCTGTATTTTATCAATATCTTCTTTCATCTATACTCCTATTAAGTCTGTGAGAGGTACAAGGTAACCTCTTGATGTTAGTTTATCACCACCAGGGACAACTTTATAATCTTTACTAACTAATTTTCGTAGTCTTGTCAAGGGAATATGTATTGAAAACAAATGTGTGTCTCTGCCATTTGGTATTTTAAATATCCAAGTATCTGATTTGCTTGTAGTAATACCACTATCCTTTCCTCTTGATTTAAACTCTACATAAACATTTCCTGTTTTATGTGCCATCCTATCTGTTTTTAATTCAAAATTTTCTAGAGACTTCATTACAAGTTTTTCATGTTTCTTGCCGTAGGATAAGTCTTTTGTAAAATTAGTTACGGAGAAATCACTTTCTTTTAATTTCTTAATACTTGTACTCTTATTTTCTTTTATCTGTGCTTTCATTAATGTAACCTTCTTTTTTTTAGTTTTACCATATCATTAATACTAACCACAGTATCTTCCTCTATGGGATTAGACAAAGCTTCTACCCCTTCATCAAATATAATGTCGGGTCTTTCTAACGCCATCTTAACCATTCCATGTGCTATTGTCAAAGCAACACTATAGTCTACCGTCAATGGCATTTCTTTTGGCTCCGCAATTGTGCATACAAATCCCTTATTAGATGGGTACACAGAAATTGTAATAATGTTTTTATGGCTCTCTCCATTATTCATTTTATTTACCTATTAATAATAAAAAATGAGAAGCATCAACTACAACTAGTGGCTGATGATTATTCATTTTGATAACTCCAACAGGAACATCTGTTGATTTAGAATTACTTTGTGCCTGTGCAATAATATCATAGATGCCTTTAAATGTTTCTTTGTTTTTACATTCAAAAGAATAAGGTATTAATTTTTTAGCAGGATTAGATAACTTAATATCCTCCCCTGTCTCACCCATAATAGCACAGCTTATATCATTATCATCTAGAGTTTCAAATATAGACAACAAGGTATCCCTAACCCAATTTTGTAGTCTCCTACCTTTAGCTTTTCTACTTCGTACTGTCGACATTTTCTTCCTTTACTTTGGTATACCAAAAATATTTAGGGTTCATAGCTTTAGATTCTTTCTGTGGTAGGTATTGTAAGTTTTTCCAACATGGTTTTTTATATGCACAAAATGTACATTCTTTTGCAAGAACTCTATTACCTGTAGATTTTCTATTAAAAAATTCTTCTACATCTTCAAACTTTCTTTCAAATGGTTGATTAGTATTTAAGGCATGAAGATTTTCTTTTGCTTGGTCAAGTGCTTTCTGTTTATGATGACTATCATTAATAGGAGTCTCAACTACAGACCATTCTCCTGTTGATTTATTAATAGCAATCCACCCACCAAAATCTTTATCATCCGCACCTGCATACAGATACCCTTGAGATACATAACCAAAGGGGTCATCCTTTAGCATAGCATCAAAGCCTCCTGCCTCACCAAATTTATATTGGAAAGAATAGGGGGATGCACTTTTTATATCCCATATCTTATCCATAATCTTTACATCATAGGTGCCATTAATTTCATCATCACCTAATACGTATTTAACTTTCTTTTGAAAGTCATCTATCTTAACTCCAGATGATTTTAATATTGCAACAGCTAAAGCCTCAATTAAATCACCAAATATAAATCTCATCTTAGCATTATAAGGCGGTGTGTCTGCTTTTGCACCACTTTTTTCCATTTGTAATTGGCACAGAGGTTTGCCTATGGAACTCATACGAGGTCTAAATTTTGTTTCTCTCTGCTCTACAAATTGTTTTATGAAGGCTTGTTTACAAGCCTCCGCAAATTCATTTACAACATCACTA